CAGCCAGCGGTCAATTATGAGTTGCGCCGTGAAAGCCGCAGCTACACTGGCCTCAATAAACGTGTGCGTCGTTCGAGTGACAATGCGGAAGCCAATTTCGGCTTTGCTACGGCAGCGCAAACACGCACGAACCTTGCGGCGATCCCGATTAACAATAATAGTGGCGGCACGATTTCCGGCGTCACGAGGACGACGATTGGCACGGGCACCGAGTTTGGGCAGCCGTATATTGATGTTCGCTGGCAAGGCACGGCATCTGCTGCTGGGGCCTTACAGTTTATTCACGGCGCAATAAACGTTCCGTTTAACCCGGCAATTCACGCGCCTGCTACGCCGGGGCTAACTTATACGACTTCGGTTGGGTTTCGCTTAGTAAGCGGGACAGCACCAGTTGGAACACCTACGCTCCGGGCTATGATGATAACTAATGGCGGTAGCTTTACGTCCGGCACATCCCGCGCGATTTCAAACCCAACCGCAACATTACAGAGAAACGCATCAGTAGATATTGCTACGGCTAATACGGCCTATATCGCGCCTAACATTAATTTTCCAGTCGGCAATGGCGAGGTCGTTGATTTCACCGTGCGCTTTTACGCCGCCAATGTCGAACTTGGTGTTGGCAATGCCCGCCCGCTTTTGCAGCGCAATGTTCCGGAAACGGTTGCCGATATTGGTGATCTGGACGCCGAGGCGCTGCTTAATTTTGTCGGTGGTGGCAACGGCTTTATCACCATTTTGCATGACAAAAGCGGCAATGGTCGCAATGCCACGCAAACGACGCCAGCTAATCAGCCGCAAATTGTCAGCAATGGGGCGATAGTGACGCAAAACGGACGCCCCATGCCGCGCTTTAACGGGTCAAATACGTTTTTCAGTGGGGTATCCCTTCCACTTTCCCAGTTTACCTTAATATCTGTGTTAAATGACGTAACACAATCACCAGTTATTCGCTATCCTATTGGGACTGGCAGCGCTTCACCCGGAAGGGGAATATTCAGCAGCTTTACTGGATCCCCAAATGCCTCATTGGGATACGCTCCAGACGCAAGTGGTGTGGTGCAGACAGGCTTCTTTCCAACAATAGGACAGTCTTATGTTGTGAGCTTAACCACGACTGCGACAGCATCAAGCATTTGGGCAAATGGTGGCAATAATGCAACAGGTGGAAGGATCACCCTGAACCAACTTTTCATCGGTCAACGTGGTGACAGTCAGTGGTATTATGACGGTTATAGTCCGGGAACTATCGTAGTCCCATCGGCACTCTCCACCGCCGAGCGCCAACTTATTGAGCGCAACCGTGGCGCTTATTACGGCATACCAGTATCATAGGAGGTCCAGATGAAAATCATTCAATTTATTCTGCTTCACGCAGAGACCGCAGAAGAGCTAAAACAGCGCATTCTGCATCAAGCAAACACGTGGGCAGGCTTCAACTATCTGCGCGAAGACGATCCCGATTATACGACCGACCCGTTCGGCATGGACGAATGGCACGAGCACCTTGAAACGCCGGGGCTTTATTGGGCGGATTATGGGAAAATATATGCACATCTTGGCGACCGTGGCCGCGAGGTTGCGGACCAGATGTTCGGCACTGACGGCCCGTTGCAAGGCATCTTACTTCATGCGCCATTGTCGCTTGATTATCCTGATTGCCGCCTTCAAATTGTCGAAGTGGACGACCCTGTGGCTGCGGGCTATCTGCCTGCGCCGGTAGATATTGTTGAGCCATGAAGGTTGCGCTTTACAAGGGTAAGCGCGGCGGTTTCGCTGGTGCGTTTGACGCCTCCGTCCGTTGGTGGACGCGGGGAGCCTATAGCCATGTTGAATTGATATTCAGCGACGGCATGTCGGCGTCGGCATCTGCCCGCGACGGCGGGGTGCGTTTTAAGGACATTGAATACCACCCTGACCGCTGGGACATTATCGAGATTGAAGCGGATGAGGAATATGCGCGGGCGTTTATCGAACAACGCGTTGGCTTAGGATATGACTATTTCGGCCTGTTTGGTTTTGTATGGCGTCCGCACAGTGGATCGGCATTGCTATGGTTTTGCAGCGAGATTGTTATGGGTGCGCTCAAATTTGATGACCCTTGGCAGTTTAATCCAAACATGGTCGGAACGATTGCACGCCGCCTAACAGCGCATAGGGCTATGCATGTTACAACTGCCAAATGATGTAGAGAAAATCTGGGAGCCACAGCCTGGCTCCCAGGTTCTTTTTCTTACGTGCCCTATTTTTGAATGCCTATATGAAGGCACCCGCGGCCCGGGTAAAACCGACGCGCTGCTCATGGACTTTGCCCGTGAAGTCGGCACAGGCCTTGGGCCTGACTGGCGTGGCATTCTTTTTCGCCGAACCTACAAGGAACTTGGGGACGTTGTTGCCAAGACCCAAAAGTGGTTCAAGCGTATCTTCCCCACAGCTACTTTCAACAAACAAGAGTTTACCTGGTATTTCCCAGATGGCGAACAGCTGCTTCTGCGGCATGCCAAGACTGTCGATGATTACTGGAACTACCACGGCCACGCCTATCCATGGATTGGGTGGGAAGAACTTACCAACTGGGCGGATGACGGGATTTACCGCAAGATGTTCTCTTGCTGTCGCTCGACCAATCCGTTGGTGCCAAAGCGAGTTCGCTCTACTTGTAACCCGTATGGCTCAGGCCACAACTGGGTAAAGCGCCGCTTCCGCCTGCCTTATATGCGGGGCAAGGTTATTCGTGATGCGGTTGACCAGGATGGTAACCCCGAACCAAACCGGGTAGCGCTGCATGGTTCCATTCATGAGAACCAGATATTGCTGCAGGCAGACCCTGAGTATATTTCACGCCTGCGGGCTTCTGCCCGCAACAAGGCTGAACTTGCTGCATGGCTATATGGCCGGTGGGATATTGTTGCAGGCGGCATGTTCGATGACGTGTGGGATATGCAGCGTCATGCAATTGATCCATTCAACGTCCCAGCGGGCTGGAAGGTAGACCGAAGCTTCGACTGGGGCTCGTCCAAACCGTTCAGTGTGGGCTGGTGGGCACAATCGGACGGTTCCGATGCAGTCCTGGCTGATGGCAGGAAGCTCAGGACGGTCCGAGGCGACCTGTTCCGTATCCATGAGTGGTATGGGTGCAGCAAACGCGAGTCCAACGTGGGTCTGAACATGCTCGCGAGTGAAATCGCTAAGGGCGTCAAAGACCGAGAAGCTGCAATGCTTCAGCGTGGGCTTATCCGGCTCAAGCCCAAGGCGGGTCCTGCGGACTCTGCTATTTGGACTGAAGAAAACGGACCCAGTATCTACTCAGACTTTGTCAAGGCCGGGGTGATGTGGGAGAAAGCTGACAAGTCTCCTGGGTCTCGTAAGCATGGCTGGGAACAAATGCGTAAGCGCATGCTTGCATCTATACCTCCATGGGAACGTCCCAATGTGGAGCCTGGCACAATCATGCCTCACTCATGGGTGCGGGATGAACCAGGCATCTTTGTATTCCGCACCTGCGGTAGTTTTCTAGAGACAGTGCCTACTCTTCCCCGCGATGATAAAAACACAGATGATGTGGATACTGACGCTGAAGATCACATTGCTGACGAAGCCCGTTATCGATGCCGCGCGTCAGCTGGTGGGGTTCGCCAGGGCGCGATGTAGGGGGAATGACGGCGGACGCAGGCCTCACAACACGGCAGCGTCCGCCCGAACCCATTTAACCAATCGGAGCTGAAGAACATGGCCACGGCAGTGCCGAACCAAGACAGCGACGGGAAGATCCACGCAGGCGAACCCTACGTTGACTGGCTCCGGCGCCAGGGCAATGGTCCAAAGGGCGTTGAAGGCACGTCCGCTGAATATGACTATATGAAGCCCAAGTGGCATCGCATCCAGGCTGTTCTTGATGGGACAGATGCTATGCGCTCGGCCAAGGCCAAATATCTCCCACAGCATGAATACGAAACGGCCGCAGGCTACCTCGAGCGCCTCTCCGTCAGCGTGCTTGACAACTGGACTGCTCGCACCCTCGAGACTCTCGTGGGTAAGGCTTTCCGAGACCCTCCCCAATTCAAGGACTTGCCTGCCAAGATCGAGGCGATCGAAAAGGACGCGGACGGTGCCGGTCGCACCATGGTCGATATGGCACAAGCCTGGTTCCGTGAAGCGGTAGCTAAGCGGGAAGCTTGGCTCTTTATTGACTTCTCGCAGGGTCAGCCCCGCGCAGATGGACAGCCTCGCACTCTCGCTGATGATGAGCGTGATGGCCTGCGTCCTTTGTGGAAGGTCGTCTGCCCAGAGGACGTCATCTTTGCCATTGGCCGGGCGGACAAGGGCCGGCATGTATGGACTCAAATCCGCGTCATCGAAAATACCATGGAAGAAGACGGCCCCTTCGGTGAGGTGCTGGTTGAGCGTATACGCGTTCATCGTCCCGGCAGCTGGGAACTCTACGTTAAGATCAAGGACAAGCGTGCACGTAAGTGGGTGTGGAAGCTGGAAGACGCCGGCTTTACGGGCTTGGCGGAAATCCCGGCGGTCAAGTTTTGTGTCGATGGTGAAAAGCCTCCGCTTGAAGACCTTGTCCACTTGAACATTGC